GCATCTTGTTTCTTTTTAAATGTGTTAAATAATTCATCTGGTATATTTTTTATATAAATTTTTTATCCCATCAAAACAAGTAGTTAAACAGCTCCCACAGTTTGTATTTGGGCTGTAATTAGTCATGTGTATTACATTGTATATCTCTATCATTTTTCTTTTTGCTGCCTGGTCTTTTGCTCTACCTGTTTTAAGATCATCCCATACTTTTATTATTTCATCTATTATTTCTTGTGGTAAATCATCAGGTGTTTCAATCTCTGTTGTTTTCTGCCATTTCTTTTGCCCACACCCCATAGGTGCTAAACGTGCCTTAATCTTCATAAAACAGCCACAGTCTTTGCAAGTTCCTGTTGGCTTAAAATAATAAACACATGACTTGCATATTTCTAATCTATCTTCATATACATTATTTGGTACAAAAAACTTATTCATTTCCTACGCCACAAAGGATAAGGAAAACCAAACTGCATTATAAAACTGTCGTGTGTTTTTGGATTATACATCTTCATTTAGATTCTTTTTTATTATGTTTCTAACTTTGTCTATTGTTGTAAATATACTGTTTCTGCTTATTCTTGTTTTTTTGTGTATTTTATCTAAGGTGCTACCCGCTTCATAGTAGTACAACTTAAATAATTCCCTATCATACCAATAGTCTAATTTGTCAAGCTCCTGGTCAATCAACTCCAATTTTTCTAATTTTGTGTTGTTTATTTCTTCATTTGGAATGTTTGATAAATCTTTATAACTACAACCATCAGGAATGAAATAATCATTAGTGTCAGTTGTATTAGAATTGTAAACAGAGCTATCAATATGTGTGTAATACTTCTCATATTTATAGTAAAAATTACTTCTTTTGCTTGTTAATGCTCTCCTTAATGCAACAGCACCGTATCTTGTTATCCCTAAAATCCCATCTTTTTTATAAATATCAGAAAGTATTTGAGGATTCATACTAAGAAAATATAGCATTAATTCCTGCACAGCTTCATTTATTTTATTTTCATCTGTTGTTAATCCATAAGCCATTGTTCTAAACTTATCTGTTAGTTTGGCTATTTCTAAATAAATATCAGTCATGTTTAGGCTCTAATGCATCCAACTTTCCTACTACTTCATGTAGCATTTCCTGTAACACAACTTTGTACGCCCTGACTACTGCTGCATTTGTTTTTGTTTCTATTCCTGCAAAGAATCCATTTGTTGCTACTGATAGATTAATAGGGATTATCATAATCCAATCATAAAAATTGTTTTCATGTGTTCCCTGCCCATAACCATTTGAATACTCCATTATAAGATCTACTACTTCTAAATAATTGTTGTATCTACTTTGTGTAGCAACTTCTTGTACAAACTCTTTACACATATTAATATAAACTTCTGTAATTGATTTGTGTTCCTCACTTGAATAGATTGGTTTGTGCATACGCCAAAGTTATAAAAAAAGTTACTCTATCCCCTTTTCTTTTTTTAAGTTTTTAACAGCCTCTTTGTAATAACTTATCTTTTCTTCATAATCTACCCTAGAAAACTTTTGTATTTGCCTAGATTTAATCTGTAAACTTTCAGCAGTTCCCTCTCCATATTGTGCATCTAAATTAACTCCGAACTGATACTGTCTGCCCTGCCCAAAAAGATTATCAGCTATTGACTGTGGCTGTACGTTGATCTCACACCACCTAGTAGATAAGCATTTCCTAGACATAAAGTGTCCTGCATGAATACTCTTATAGTGATAGTAACGCCCTGAAGTGTAGCACTTTACAAAACCCAAATCATCAGCATCTCTAAGCCTTATGTAAAGACTAAACCATTTATCTAGTTCTTTTTTTAATTTACTTATGGTTTTCATATATTCTTAATCAAATTAGCAACCTCTTTCCAATCTTCAACTGTACTATTATTTTTATTCTTATATAATTCCCTCAATGAATTTAAAGCATCATCTAATCTATGCTTTTTTGTTTTATTTGACTTCTTTATATTTATAGGCAGTCTATCTGTTAAATCCCATTCTATTGATGTTCTTCCTGTAATAGTACACTTTCTATTCTGAACCTCATAAATTACCCCCATTTCTCTCAATTCTGTGAATCTTGCTCTTGATGATGTGATTGCACTATTTTTACTTAACATAGTAGATAACACTTCTGCACTTGTGCAGGGAGCATTATTTAAAACAGCTTCATAAACTCTAAATCTCATTTTAGATAAAAGCCCTTCATTTTTTATTTGATTATAACAATCTATTGATGTTTGTCTTGTTTTCATTCTCTAATTTTTCTGATTAAAAACATAATTACAGCCGTTATTAATACCCAACCTATCATTTTAAAAGTTTTGGCATATCTTGATAAAACAATACTTTCTTAGGATCTTTACCTAAAGTCTTAACTTCATAATAAGCGTTGTCAATAGTTTTTTTGTGTGCATAAACCCATTTGTAAAAAGTTCTAATATTAAGAAATGGTTCGTCTTTACCAAAACGCACACCCTGTCTAAATGCGTCTTGTACTTGGTTAAATGTCAAATTTCCAAAACGTTTTTCTTTTATTAAATCTTCTGCAAAAATTGTGCTTAGACTAGCCATTGTTTTACCATCTGTTTTGTGACCTATTTCAATAGAAGTTTTAGCAACCAAGTCATAGACTTTTTCTTTTAATTTATTTATATTTTCTTGTTTTAGTGTTTTCATAAATATTCTTTGCCTTTTAAATACTCATTTAATTGACTGTCAATCTTACTCATTGTGTTTGGCTTTTTCCAATTCTTTTGATTTTTTTCCCAACGTAACAATCTTAATTTTATTTCAAATGTACTTTGTTTTTGGTATCTCATTTTCTTTTTACCCTCAGTCCAATAGTTTATAAAATCCTCTAACATATCTTTAGGATAATCAAAAGTCATAACCTCTAAAATAAATTTTTCTTTAGTTATATTTATATTACTTGTATTATTAATACTTGTATTATTACCTTTCATCTTTTTATGTATAGGGCTATCCATCTTTTTCGTGATACCTATACATCTTTTTATTATCTGCTTTTTAGCATTTCTTTCTACAATTACATTTATAAATCCTAATTTTTTTAAATCACTAATCCAACTGCTAATAGTGTTTTTACTAACTCCATACAATTCAGCAAAATAATTATTAGTCGCATAACAGTACCCTAACTTGCCACTTAATGCAGTTATCTCTCCATATAAAAGCTTTGCATTAGGTTTTAAGTTAGAGTACCTTACCTCAGCAGGTATTATAGCATAATAGTTAGGTTTATCCATTAAATAATTTTAATTGTATAGTGATATTTCTCCATGACAATATTAATATTTTTTAATTGATTAGAGAAATCAAAATAAGATGTATTTATTTTACAGGCAGCTTCACCGCTATTAACCTCTAAAATAACATCTGAATTTTCAGACTCCGTAACACCACTTTTTAAAAGATATTTCTTCATTAACTTACCATTAATAAAAATATCTTTTTCATCATCAATGTTTTTGTATGCTTTAAATACTTTTGAAAAAGTATCTCTATAAATACCACACGATCTATATAAAAATTTATGTCTGTTTTCATAGTGATAAATCAAACTTCTATTTCTATTTAAAACTTTGCCAATTACCGTTCTATGTATATCTTCCTCTGACCTACCTATATACGCAGCTACTGAACGAGCAACCTGCAAAGGTCTTTTCCTACTTCTTAATGCTAAAGAACCTTTAGGCATGTTTAATGCATTAGTAGTTATATCACATATTATTTTAAAATTTAATTCTTCAGTCATAATTAAAATGGTAAATCGTTATCATCAGTAGTTACAAATTCTGATCTATTATCTGTTGATGTTTCATTTTGATTAACAAAGAACCACCCATCTATCTGATTATAGTATTTACCGTTGTATTCTTTAGACCATACATTACAGCTTATAGTAACCATATCTCCCTCTTTTAACTTATTCATTTGCTTCACTTTATCCCCAAAGCATTTGATAGCTATGATGTTATTAAATTTTTCTTCTGTATCTACTAAGCATGTTTGACTTTCCCAAGTCTTTCCTGATTTACTTGTTCCTGCTTCAGCTTGTAGCTTCTTAATTAATTTTCCTTTTACTTCCATAGTTTTTTATTTATTTATTATTATTAATTTTCCAATTTATATATTTTGTTAAAGTTTCTCCATCAAATATTATCATATCTTTTTCAGGAGAATAAGCGTACTCTTTTCCGTTAGTATGTTTTTTAGTTTGTAGCTTTTGGATAGGAAGTCGGTATAAAAACCTACCGATCCCCCATTGAACACAGGCTCTTTTAAAAGCATCTGACACTTTACCTTTTTCTTTTTCTACATTAGATTCTGATCCTGTGTCTGATTTCCATACCCAATCCGATCCTGTAAATATACCTATTTTACAAAATAGTTTATTATCTTCTGTGTAATATATACTTTGCCAATTCATAGCTCCTACTACTTTGTCAAGT